GGCCGGTCGTAGCGGCGCAGCAATTGCTGGTAGGTGCTGCTCACCGCGTTGCCCCTCCGATCTCCCCGCGCCCCTCTGTGGTGCGTGCCGGGCTGGGCGCGGTGTGGCGCAGGCGGATGAGTTCGGCGATGCCCTCGATGGTCTTGCCGAGCGCTTCGCGGGCATCCTCGGGCAGCTCGGGCTTTTCCGGGTACGTCTCGTTGTGGCGGTTGATGTACCAGATGGCCTTCTCGATGTTCTCCAGCGGGTTGCCCTTGGCATCGCGGCGGAACAAGTACTTGAAGGCATTGCCCAGGCAGAACGGCAGGTGCTCGGCTACCTCGATGCATTCCACGCCGCTCGGGTGGCCGGTGTAGTGCGGTGGGTGGTTGACCATGTCGGCCCCGGCGTTCAGCTCGCGCGCGGCAGCATTGAATGCGGCCGTTGCTGCTTGCAGGTCGCTAGGGTCGGTGCGCAGCGGAACGGCCTCCGCCGTATCAACCGTGCCGTTGGCTACCGCCTCGATCCAATCGGCCAAGTGCTGGGCGTTGGCGCCGTCGTTGCGCTGGAGGGTCATGCTGTGGCGCTGCTCGCGCATGTACAGCACGGCCAGCAGCTGATCGCCGCTGTCGCTGGTAAAGGGCTCGATGCTGAGTTCGGCGCGCAGCTCGCGGGCGGGCTGGGTGAGCAGCAGGGTTTCGCTACCGGCCTGGCTGGCGAGCATGCCAAGGGCGGCTTCGCTGCCTCTGGTAAGGGAGAAAGTACTCATGCCGCGCCACCGAACGGGCCGAAGTCCTCGAAGGCGGGCAGGGTGTGGCGCTTGAGTTGTGCGGCGCGCAGGGTGACGTGAGCGGTCAGGCCTGTTTCACGTTCAATGCGGCGTACGGTGAAGGGGTTGGATGCCGCTGCCGGGTGCAGAAAGACCGGGCAGCGGGTGCTGCTGTGCTGTGCTGTGTCCATTGTCGCGATCCCGTGGTAAGTGGGTACGCGACAACATTAGCGCCTGCTAATTCATTTCGCAATAGCGAATGCTAAATTTGCTATCCGAAGATGTACGTCTGCCAGTGTTGCTCACTGATGATCGAAAGCGGTGCGCCGCTTTCTCGGAGTTCGACGGCTTTCTTGATCTTCGTGCCATAGGTGCTGTGAAGCCATTGATCGTTGCCGATGCGGCCGACAACCACGTAATGCACTTTCTTGCTGACGGTTCCGCCAATGATGCCGCCTCGCTCGGTGACAAGCGCTTCGCAGTCCTTGCGTGGGCCGTAGGCCATGGTGCCGGTGAAGAGGTAGCAGCGCCCGGGGATGACCAGCTCTGGTGCTGGGTCGCAGAAGGGCAGGGTAGTTGGTGCGGTGAAGGGCTTCTCGGTGGCGAGAGTTGGGCCGGTGAACTTGTGCAGCATTTCGACCAGTTCGGTGCTTTCTTCCGGCTGCAGGATGCCGTCGCTGAGCATGTCGGCCAGGCGGCGGTAGACAATGTTGACGACTGGATCGTCGAAGTGCGCGAAGTTGGCCTCGATCCAGCCCTTGAGGAACTCGGCTTCTTTCTGGTTGACCGTGCCGTCCGCGATCAGGCCGGCGGCCATGCCGATCAGCTCGTCGGCGGCGCGGCGCTCAATCCGCGCTTGATGGAAAAAGCGACTGTTCTGAAATTCCTGGTGCAGATCCATCTGTTGCTCCTTCGTCGTCGGTGTCATTCCCTTGGCCGGCAAGCTTGGAACGGTCACCGGTGAAGGTGACGATCATGCCCGTGCGGCTGCAGATGATGGTTGGCTCTTCGTTCAGGTCAATGTGCAGTGGTTCGCCGCGCAGCGCCTGCCATTCGGCGAGGTAGTGCAGCGAGCCCCAGCGGGTAAGCTTCTTGAGAGTTTTCAGCCCGCCGCCTTTCCAGCCCAACGGCGGGAGCTCGCCAGCCTTGCAGCGTGCTGCCAGTTCGGGGTTACGAAGTGCGTCGCGGCGGCCGATTTCCCAGGAGCGGATCAGGCCGCGATCTTCGCCTTGCCAGGTCTGTTCCCAGGTCAGGCCGGTGCGGTCTGGCTGTTTGGTGTTGCGGTAGATGCGCATGCGGTCCCTCGCTGATAGTCAGAGCTCTACGATCTTACGCCTGGCCCGGGCGCAGACCATCCACTCTTCGTTGAGCTTGATGTACTTGTCGGGCCAGTCGGGATTGGTGGCCTGCAGAAAGTACTCGTTGCCATCCCGGCACAGCCGCTTGATCGTGACGGATTGGTCGCTGATGCGTTTGGCGAGCACGATGTTGCCTGGCGCCCATTGCATATCGGGATCGAAGACGACCTTCTCACCCGGCGCCAGCAGTGGGTACATGCTAAAACCGTTGACGACGAGAACAAACGCGCGTGGCCCGGCTGGGCCGCCGGCTTCAACCCATTCATCAGCGTGGCCGGGTTGGAAGTTGTCCACCGCTTCGCAAAATTCTCCAGCCTGAACTTCTCCGATCACAGGGAGCAACCTCTGCTGGTTGTATCGACCCAGTGCATCGGATACCGCGGCGCTGCTGGCCATCTCCAATTGAGCCGCGACAGAAAACGCTGCGCTGCCCGGGTCTGGCGTATCGCCTGATCCTGGTGCGGTCAGGGTGCCGGGCAACAGGGTCAGCTTCTGTTCCAGGTTCGCGGCGGCGCGCTCGCCCATATTCCTGTGGCCGTTGAGTATCTGCGACAGGTAAGAGGCGTCGAGGTCGTGCCGCTCGGCGAACTCTTTGAGTGTCGAGTCGCCGATCAGGGCTTTGAGCGCGGCTATGCGGGACTGGTAAATATCCATCTCCTTATGGTCTGCCGCCGTTAGCAAACTGTAAATTACGGTTTGCTATTGCGTATTCCATTAGCGATTGCTAATGTGCTTCTCCAATGGAGGAACACATGAATCTTCTCGATTTCATCAAGCCGCTGGACAAGAACGCATTGCAGGCCTTGGCCAACCGTTGCGACACAACGCCCGGCCAGCTCAAGCAGGTTGCCTACGGCAACCGTCGCGCCAATGCAGCGTTGGCGATTGCGCTGGACCGCGAAACCAGCGGGACCGTCACCTGCGAGGAAACCAGGCCGGATATCGACTGGGCCTACCTGCGCAATTCCCCCGCGTCAGGCGACACACCTGACGCCGCGCGGCGCCCATTGCGTCGACGCGGTGAGCGGCGGGGCGAGGATCGCCGGCAAAGCGAGCGCAGAAGCGGCGACCGACGCGCCTAACTGAATCACAGCCCGCCTTCAGGACACAGCACAGCAGCACACGTATCAGGCGGGAGCCGGCCCGAGAGTCTTACCAACGCCATCGGGCCGGCGCCGGGCAAGCAGCCCAGAAACACAAAAGCCTGTCGCTACGGCGGCAGGCTTGTATAGAGGTCGAGAACTGGGGACCCACTTACCACAGCAAGAACCCCAGCCTCGACGGTCCGGTAACCGGTTACCAGCCGGCTACCTCAACCCGCGACCCGTGGACACAGCAGTCATGAGGGGCGCGTGCTGTAGGTGAACTGTAGGGCAACGGCCCGGCGGTTGGCTACAGCGTTACAGGGGCATTAACGCTATGAGCCGTAAAGACCTTCTGCCGGGCGCCGGCCCGGTGTTGACCACCCGCCAGGCGTTGTACCGCGCCACGCGGGACGCCGAGGGCGGGCAGCTTGCCGTGGCGCTGACCATTGGCATGGACCCGGACGAGCTGAGCAAGCGCGTCAACCCTACGGGCAATCGTCCGATTCACCCTGAGTTCATCGAGGAGATCGTCGCCACGACGCGCGACCCGCGCCTGCTGGCGGCTTTGGTGCGCCCGGCCGGTGCGGTGGTGTTCGTGCCCAAGCCTGTGCGGGCAACGCCGGATGCGCTGAAGGCGCTGGGTGAGTTGCTGCAGGCCGAAGGCGAGTTCGTCGGCAGCCTGCACGACGGCGCCGCGGACAGCCACTGGGAGCACCACGAGGTGGAGGCGTTGCGCTACCACGCGAACAAGGTGATCGGCGAGATCCTGGGGATTGTGGCCGGCGCTGAGCAGGCGATGGAAGCGGAGGCGGTGTGCCATGGATGAGCATCTGATCGAACGTGCCCAGCGCGAGCAGGACGAGGCGTTGCAGCGGCTCATCGACAGCCGCGTGCAGTACCAGGGCGAAAGCCTGGACGAGTGCGAAGGGTGCGGTGGCGAGATTCCGCAGGCCCGGCGCGACGCGGTGAAGGGTTGCCGGATGTGCTTTGACTGCCAGCAGGTGATCGATAAGCGGAATGCGGGGGTGCGGCGTGGTTGAGCGCGTTCCTCTTACGCTGGCCGACCTGACCGAGCTGCTGCAGTACATCCCGGCCGATGACCGTGATACCTGGTTGCAGGTGGGCATGGGCATCAAGGCGGAGTTCGCCAGTGCTGGCTTTGACGCCTGGGATACTTGGAGTGCGACGGGCGCAGGGTATAACGCAGGCGATGCGAAGACGGTTTGGCGGAGCTTCCGCAAGGCCGGCACGGGCATGGGCACGGTGATCAAACTGGCGAAGGACAACGGCTGGCGGCCGCGCCGGGAGCCAATGACTGCCGAGGAGAAGCGCCGCCTGAATGCCGAGGCGGAAGCCCGGCGGGCGGTGCGGCAGGCTGAGATCGAAGCGGACGATGCACGGGCCTCGGTGATGCGCGAGGCGGTGGCCAGCGCGTGTGAGCTGATCTGGACGAAGCATTGCAAGCCGCAAGGCGAAAGCCCCTACCTGGAACGCAAGCTGGTGGGGGCTTTTGGCGTTGGCTATTTCCATTACACGGTTGTGCTTTCCATCGATGACGAGCGGCAGCGCTGCGATGTGTGGGTGGGCAGCGAGACCCGCGAGTTTTTCGCCAACCTGCCGAAGCCGCGACCAGATTCGATCAGCTTCCTGATGTTCAAGAAGGGAAGCATTGCCATTCCGCTGCGCGATGCGGCGGGCAAGCTCTGGAGCCTGCAGGCGATCAACGAGCAGGGCACGAAGCTGTTCCCGAAGTACGGGCGCAAGGCGGGTTGCCGGCATGTGCTGGGTGACCTGGCCGACGCGACGGTGATCGGCGAGGCCGAAGGCTATGCGACGGCTGCCAGTGTGCATATGGCGAAGGGCTGGCCGGTGGCGATGGCGCTGGACTCCGGCAACATGCCGGCGGTAGCACGTGACCTGGTGGCGCAATGCCCGGATGCGCTGCTGGTGGTTGCCGGTGACGATGACCCGACGAAGCCGGGCAACCCGGGCCGCAAGAAGGCGGAAGCGGCGGCGGGTGAGGTGGGCGGCATTGCGGCCTTCCCGACGCAGCCGGCCGAAGGCGAGGCGGGGCAAGATTGGAACGATGTGCATGTGGCGTGGGGGCTGGATGCGGTAGCGCAGCAGCTCGACGCTGCTGTTGCTGCTGGCAAGCCTTCCCCGACCCCATCCGAAGACGAAGCCGCTGCGCCGGCCGGCTCCTCCGACACCGGGGGGCAGGGGGCGGGCTTTACGCCTGAGCAGGTTCTGCGACGTTTTGCGCTGGTAGAGGGCACGACGCACGTCTGGGACCAGGACAAGAAAGCGGTGATGAAGAAGACCGCATTCGAGGCGCTGGTGACGAAGCCGCTGGCGAAGGCCTGGGCGGATGACGTGAGCAAGAAGCTGATCGGTGCGGATACGGTGCGCGAGATCGAGCAGGCGCGCCGCATGGCAGGCAAGAAGGCCGGGGCACTCGGCATGCCGCCGACAGAGCGCTATGTGTACATCGATGGGACGAAGGATGTATGGGACCGCGAGAAGAAGCGGCGGATTCCTGAAGGCGCCGTGAAGATGGCGCTGGGCGATGCCTACGCGCTGTGGCTGAACTCGGCAGAGCGGCGCACGGTGGACGTGGACCATATCGTGTTCGACCCGACGATGACGAAGGACCCGGCGACGTACATCAACACGTTCGAGGGCCTGCCGCTGGAGCCGGTGCGCGATGACGCGGCGTGCGAGAACCTGCGCTGGCTGATCTCGTTTCTGTGCAACCACGACGGCAAGGCGCTGGACTGGCTGACGAAGTGGCTGGCCTTTCCGTTGCAGCACCCGGGCGCAAAGCTGGACACCGCTGTGCTGATGCATTCGGTGATGGAGGGTTCCGGTAAGAGCCTGTTCTTCGCGGACACGATGGGTGCGCTGTATGGGCAGTACGCGGCGACGGTGGGGCAGACGCAGCTGGAGTCGAACTTCAACGCGTGGCAGAGCCGGAAGCTGTGGGCGGTGTTTGAGGAGGTGGTCAGCCGCGACCAGCGTTACAACCAGGTGGGCAAGATCAAGCATCTGATCACTGGCAAGACGGTGCGGATGGAGTCGAAGTTCATCAATGGTTGGGAAGAAGCCAACCATATGAATGCGGTGTTTCTCTCGAACGAGATTCTGCCGTGGCCGATCAGTGACAGTGACCGCCGGCTGCTGGTGATGTGGCCGCAGGAGACGTTGCCGCCGGAGCGGCAGCAGGCGATCGGGCGCGAGCTGGCCAATGGTGGTGTGGCTGCGCTGTATGCGTGGCTGCTGGCGGTTGACCTGGGTGACTTCAACGAGCGCACGCGCCCTCCGCATACCGATGCGCGGCAGCGCCTGGTGGCGTTAAGCCGGGCCGGCTGGCAGACCTTCCTGCATCAGTGGCGTACGCAGGAGCTGGGGCGCGGCTTGTGGGGCGGCTGCCTGTCGAGCGATCTCTATTCGCTGTTCCTCGAGTGGTGCCAGCGCAACCGGGAACACGCGATGAGCCAGACGAAGTTCTCGCTGTTCATCAGTTCCGAGGTAGAGAAGACGGCACGACCGATCCCCTGGACGGATGGCAACTCACGGCGCTTTGGTGCGTTCTTCATTCCTGACGATCCGAACTCTTCCCTGCCCCCATCTCTGACGAGCGCTGCGCTCGGCCAGTTGGTGAAGGATTGGCGTGCGAAGGCGCGGGAGGCGGGCTGGGACGTGGATGGCTGGGATCATGTGAAGGGGAAGGCAGCATGAGTGCGCGCGATTGTGTGTCTGGTGTGTTGGGTTGTGTCGGGTTTGGTTTTGCGACCCAACACAGTGAGGAGCGAGCAACGGCGGGGCTTCGCGGCGTGTGTGCGGGGTGTGTCGGGTTTGACGCGCGCGCAGGCGTGCATGCGCCGATTCGTTTGGCTGTTTCAAAGGCGGCGGCGTTTTTTTCTTATGCGAGGGCTGAAAAACCCAACAAACCCAACACACCCGACACAGATGCTTTGAAAGCGTTGATTTGTAAGGGTTTTGAGTGTGTCGGGTTTGTGTTGGGTTGGGCGTTTGTGTGTCGGGTTGGTTTTGCAGGGGAGGTTGGCCGTGATTGAGGCAGTCGAGGCGTTGTTGCAGCACTGGGGAGAGCGGTGCCGTGGCGGGCTGGGTTCGCCTGGTGCGGCTGGTTCGTCGCCGCTGGCGGTGGCGATGCAGTACGGCGGGATGATCCCCACTTCTGGTCGCGGCTCGATGGGGCTGGCTGGCGCGGTGGATCACGCTGCCGAGGAGGTGGATGCGGCCATCGGGACGCTCAAGCAGGCCGGGCTGGCACAGGACCGCAAGCTGGCGAAGGCGTGGCGGCAGGCTGGGAACACGACTCGCCCGCCGTTCTGCCTGGAGACGCAGCTGGTGAAGCTGGCCATGGTGCGCTACCTGCCTGACCCGATCCCGACGATTAAGCAGCAGATGCGGCGGGTGCGGATAGGCTCGGAGCGTACCTATCACGAGCGCGTGCAGCAGCTGCACGAGCGGGTGAGGGCGGAGCTGGAATGCCGCCGCCGGATGCAGCGGGTGCATGGCGGGCGTTACGTGGCTTAATTCCTTCGACGCTATTGGCGGAAGATAAGCGGCAGATAACCATCATATAACCGGAACATTGCAGGGTGGCTTTAAATCACGGTTTACGCCTCCGCAGTCGGGGGGTAAAAAGCGCATAACAGGTCAGAGCAGCGCCAAGGCGATGACCGAAACGAGCCTAACTTGCTGTGTCAGGCAACGGCCGGTTCCCCTGCCGGTCACCTCTCAAGGCCCCGCCATCGTGCGGGGCTTTGTCTTTTCTGGCTGATGGCGCCGCCATCGCCCTTGCCCGTCGCCATGCGGGCCTTTTATTCGGAGTGCGGTGCATGTCGACCGAACAGCAGATGCAGCAGTCGCTGGCGGACCTGCCGGCGTGGATGCTGATCCTTGTCGCGCTTGCTGGGCTGACCGGCGAGATGTGGCGCGCCGAGGCTGCTGGTGTGGCTGTCGGGGTGCTGGTCAAGCGAGTGCTGCTGCGCTTCGGCAGCTCGGCGCTGTTCGGTGTATCGATGCTGATGTTCGTCTACTGGCTCAAGCAGGACTATCTGCTGGCCGGCGCGATGGGCATCGCCGTGGGCCTGATCGGCGCTGACATCGCCGGTGGCATCTATGCGCGCTACCTGGCCAAGAAGGCGGGAGTCTGCAATGTCGAGCGGCAGGGCTGACCGGCGCGGCACGGCTGCGTCACGCGGGTATGGCTACCGCTGGCAGCTGGCCCGTGAAGATCACCTTAGGCGCAATCCGTTTTGCGGGGGGTGCAGCAGCCCAGCCCGCCCGGTGCTGGCGCAGGTGGTGGACCACAAGACGCCGCCCCGGCTGAAGGAAGCGAAGGCGAGCGGTGACCCCGAGCGCATTGCGGCTGCCTGGAAGTTGTTCTGGTCGCGGGATAACTGGCAGTCGCTGTGCACCAACTGCCACAGCTCGGACAAGCAGCGCTTCGAGAAGTCGGGGCGTCAGCCAGGGTGCGGCACCGATGGCCGCCCGCTCGACCCGCGCCACCACTGGCACCGCCCAGGGTAGGGGGGGTGAAAAATTCAGCAGGCGACCCACTCTAGACCAGTCCCCCATCACCGTGTGCAACGGCGGGAAAAATGGAGAGGGGGGGTATCCGGAAAACGAAGCGCATCAGAGGTTATTTATGGCCGGAAACAGTAACTCGGGACGCCCGGGCAAGCCGGCGCACCTGCACCTGCTACAGGGTAACCCGAGCAAAAAGAACGCCGACCAGTTGCTGGCCGAGGTGCTGGAACCGGCCGTGCCGGTCGACGCACCGCCGAAGCCTGACTGGCTGAGTGCCGAGGCTGCGGCCGAGTGGGATCGCGTGGTTGCGGACCTGCTTACCCTCGGCTGGATCAGCAAGTTGGACATGATGGCGCTGGCCACCTACTGCGAAGCGGTAGCGGACTGGCAGCGCTTCCGCCGGCTGATCGCCGAGCACAACGCCAAGGCTGAATGCAGTGGCGACATCCAGACATTCGCCACTGGCGCCAAGCAGATCAGCGTGTGGCGGCAGCTGGCCAACGACGCCGAAAAGCGCGCGAACGCCGCCGGCGCCCTGTTTGGCTTCTCGCCGATGGCCCGCCGCAACATGAAGGCGGCGGCCCCGCAAGGTGAGCTATTCCCCAATGAACAACGAGACGCTGCCGCCAAGTACTTCAGTTGACCGCGTAACCGCATTCGCCCAGGCGGTGCTGGCCGGTGAGCTGGTCGCAGGCCCTGACGTGCGTAACGCCTGCAAGCGCCACCTGCGCGACCGCGATACCGCCGAACTGCGCGGGCTGGTCTGGGATCAGGCCGCCGCTGACAAGGCGCTCGGCTTCTTCGAGGAAGTGCTCTGCCTGAACGGCGGCGAGTACGAGGGCGAACCCTTCGTGCTGGCGCCCTGGCAGGCCTTTGTGGTCGGCAGCCTGTTCGGTTGGTACACCGTTGACGGCTACCGCCGGTTCCGGATGGCCTACATTGAGACGGGCAAGGGCTCCGGCAAGTCGCCGCTGGTGGGTGGCATCGGCCTTTTCGGCCTGGTTGCCGACGGCGAGCAGCGCGCCGAGATCTACGCAGCCGCCACCAAGCGCGACCAGGCGATGATCCTGTTCCGCGATGCGGTGAGCATGGTCAACATGTCGCCCGCGCTGGTGCGCCGACTGGTGCAATCGGGCCGGGACGAGAAGGTATGGAACCTGTTCTACCCGAGCACCAATAGCTTCTTCCGGCCGATCAGCTCGGACGATGGCCAGTCCGGCCCGCGTCCCCACATCGGTCTGCTCGACGAGCTGCACGAGCACAAGAGCGCCACCGCCGTAAACATGATGCGCGCCGGGACGAAGAACCGCCGCCGCGCCATGATCGTCATGATCACCAACAGCGGCAGCGACAAGAACAGCGTCTGCGGTCAGTACCACGAGCTGGGCAAGCGCATCTGCGCCGGCATCGAGGACAACGACAGCCTGTTCGCCTTCATCTGCTCCCTGGACGAAGGCGACGACCCGTTCACCGATGAGAGCTGCTGGGCGAAGGTCAACCCCTCGCTGGACTTCGTAGCTGATCCGGAGCGGCAAACCGAGGGCATTCCCGGCCGCAAGTACCTGCGCGAACAGGTGGCCGAAGCGCGAGGCCTTCCGGCGAAAGAGGCGGTCGTGCGCCGTCTGAACTTCTGCCAGTGGACCCAGGCGGACAACCCCTGGATCGGCTGGGACGTTTGGAGCGCCGCTGAAGAGCGCGTGCCCATGCGCCTGCTGCGCAACCGCCCTGCGGTGGCGGGGCTCGACCTGTCGAGTACCACCGACCTCACGGCGTTCGCGTTGCTGTTCTACCCGACCGAAGCCGACCCGCACTGGCGGCTGCTGCCGTACTTCTGGATTCCGGACCACCAGCTCGAGGAGCGGGAGCGCCGCGACAAGGTGCCCTACAGCGTCTGGATCAAGGAAGGCCATCTCGAAACCACGCCGGGCAAGGCGATCAGCAAGCTGCATGTGCTGCGCCGGCTGCAGACGATCTGCGACTACTTCGAGGTGCATCAGATCGCTTACGACCGCTGGCGCATCGAAGACCTGCGCGAGCTGATGAACGAACACGGCATCACGCTTCCCGAGCTGACCCCGTTCGGCCAAGGCTTCAAGGATATGGGGCCGGCGGTGGATGAGTTCGAGCGGCGCCTGCTGGGTACCGTTGCGGAACCTGACGTGCTCGACCTGGACACCGGCGACTACCAACTGGTACCGCGCGAGGCGGCGGAAGTCGAAACGCTGCGGCACGACGGCAACCCGGTGCTGACCTGGAACGCAGGTAATGCCATCACCGTGTCGGACCCAGCCGGCAACCGCAAAGTGGACAAGCAAAAGGCGATTGGCCGTATCGATGGCATCGTCGCCGCGATCATGGCGACCGGCATCAGCGGCGCCGGCAGCGTGAGCAGCGGCACCTCAATCTACGAAGAAGGCACGGGCATATGAAACTGATGGTGCTTTCCTGGCTGGCCGGGCTGGCTGGGTTCGGCCTGCTGGTGGCGGGTGTCGCCCTGCTCAGCATTCCCGCCGCGCTGATGGTGGCCGGTGGTGGGCTGCTCGGCTGGTCCTATCTGGCCGACCGCGCTGCTGCCAAACTCAACGCAAAAGGGGGCTGACATGTTCTTTTCCAGCCTTCTCGGCGACCCGCGCGGCAGCATCACCGAAAGCAACGACTGGTGGCGCGGGCTGATTGGCCGAGGCAAGAACAGCAGCGGGATGGTCGTCACGCCGGAAACGGCGCTGGGCATCCCGGTGCTGCAGAACTGCGTCACGCTGCTGGCCGAATCCATCGGCCAGTTGCCGCTCGAGCTGTACCGCCGGCAAGGGCAGGGCCAACGCGAAGCCGCCATCAACCATCCGCTGTACGACGTGCTGCGCTACCAGCCCAACGGCTTTCAAACGCCGTACGAACTGCGCGAGTGCACCCAGCTCTCCGCCGGCCTGCGCGGCAACGGCTTCCAGCTGATCGAACGGCGCGACGACGGCAACGTGGCTGCACTCTGGCCGCTGGATACCAGTAAGGTGATCACCTACAAGGGCGGCGACATGCTGCCCTACTACCAGGTGGGCAACCATCCGGAGCGGCTGCCGATGCGCATGGTTCACCATGTGCGCTGGCACACGGTCAACCACTACACCGGGCTGTCGCCCATCGAGCTGCACGCCGAAGCGGTGGGGCTGGCGCAGGCGGTACGCCAGTACACCGGCAAGAGCTTCGCCAATGGTGCGGCGGTTTCCGGCGTCATCGAGCGGCCCCGCGAGGCGCCGCCGATCAAGGATCAGGCGAGCATCGATCGCATTCTGGATCAGTGGGGTGACAAGTACGGCGGCATGGACAACGCCAAGAAGGTCGCGCTGCTGCAGGAAGGCATGGCCTTCAAGGCGATCAGCATGAGCCACGTCGATGCCGACATCGTCAACATCCTCAAGCTCAGCGGCACCGACGTAGCGCGGATCTACAAGATCCCGTTGCCGATGGTCAACGATCTGGAGAAGTCGAACTACAACACGCTGGAACAGCTGCTGATCCAGTTCGTGGTGTTCGCCTTGCTGCCGTGGGTCAAGCGTCACGAGCAATCGATGATGCGTGACTTCCTGCTGCCCAAGGATCGGCGTGACCACTTCATCGAGTTCAACCTGTCCGGCCTGCTGCGCGGCGACCAGAAGAGCCGCTATGAGTCGTACGCCATTGGCCGTCAATGGGGCTGGCTGAGCGTCAACGACATTCGGCGGCTGGAGAACATGCCACCGGTTGCCGGCGGCGATGTGTACCTGCAGCCGCTGAACATGGTCGATGCCGGCAAGGGCATGCCCGACTTGAACAACCCCAACGTCCGCGCGCAGCTCGAACTGCAGCACGCTGAAATCGAGAGGATCCTGGCGCAATGAAAGCCTATCTCAGAGCAGCCAGCCTGCTCTTCAACCAGCCGCTGCTGATTACCCCGGACATGCTCGAACTGGGCGTGCGCTGGGCCAACCAGGCGATGAGCCTGAACATCGTCAACATTGGTGCCAGTGACGGCGCCCGGATGATGGAGGACGAAGGGCACAACGACCGCATCGCGCTGGCCGAGGAAAGCCGGCGGCAGACCATCGCGCGCACCGGCATTCAGGTCATCGACGTGCACGGTGTGCTGGTCAGCCGCGGGGCGCACCTGCAGCCCTGCGAAACCATGACCAGCTACGAAGGGCTTCGCCAGCAGCTTCGCGCCGCGGTCGCTGATCCGATGGTCGAGCATATCGTGCTGGACATCGACAGCCCGGGTGGCGCCGCTACCGGTGCCTTCGAGCTGGCTGCGGACATTCGTGCCATGGCCCAGCAAAAGCCGATCACCGGGGTGATCAACTTCAGCGGCTACAGCGGTGGCTACATCATCGCGGCGGCCTGCAGCGAGATCGTCGTCAGCCAGACCAGCGGGGTCGGCTCGATTGGCGTCATCGCCAGCCACTACGACCGCAGCCAGATGAACGAAAAGCTCGGCGTGAAGGTGACCACCGTCTACGCCGGCTCGCACAAGAACGACCTGACGCCGCATGAGCCGATCAGCGACCAGTCGCTGAAGGTGCTGAACGACCTGGTGCAGGAGAGCTATCAGCTGTTCGTCAACGCCGTGGCCGATTACCGGGGGCTGTCCGTGCAGCAGGTCATCGACACCCAGGCAGGTCTCTACCGTGGCAAGGCTGGCATCGCCGCGGGGCTAGCCGATCGGCTGCAAAGCCCGCAGCAGGCGGTGGATGAGATATCCCAGGCCATCGCCCAGGCGCGAGCCCAGCGCAGCCCGACGCGGATTGGCATGCGCGCCGCCGCAGCCGACTTGCAAACCCGATTCTGACCGCGTTCGCGGCAGCTAACCCGAGCCCGCCCAGTGCGGGCTTTTTCATGCCCAGGAGACACCCGATGTCCAAAGTACTTCAACTGCGAAGCGAACGCGCCCAGCTCAACACCGAGCTGCAAGCGTTGGCCAAACTCGAGGCTGACGGTACCAGCCTCAATGCCGAGCAGCTGGCCAAGTTCGGCGAGCTCGAAGCACAGATCAACACCCTGTCCGACAAGATCAGCCGTGCCGAAAGCGCGGAGCGTGCTGCCGCTTCCGCCGCCGTACCGGTGAACGAAAGCGCTCAGGGCATTAACAGCCCGCCGGGCAGCCGTGTAGAAGGCCCGTACAACCAGCCGACCAAGCCCGATGTGGCAATGGCGCAGATGGTGCGCCTGCTCGTTCAAGCGCAGGGCAATCAGCAGCAGGCCGCCGAGCTGGCCAAGGTGAACGGTTTCGGCGCCGACGTGCACATGGCGCTGTCCACCGTGACCGCTGGTGCCGGCGGTGTGCTGGTGCCGGAGAATTTCAGCTCCGGCGTCATCGAGTCGCTGCGTCCGAAGTCGGTGGTTCGTCGGATGGGGGCGGTCAGCCTGCCGCTGAACAACGGCAACATGACCCTGCCGCGTATCAACGGCAATACCTCGGTCAGCTACATCGGTACCGAGCAGGATATCCCGCTCACCGAGATGACCTTCGCCGACCTCAAGCTGTCGGCCAAGAAGGCGGCGGCCATCGTGCCGATCTCCAACGATCTGTTGGCCTTCTCCGGCGTCAACCCGCGCGTCGATGCGCTGGTCAGCAGTGACCTGGCCACCAGCATGGGCCTCTCCGAGGACCTGCACTTCATCCGTGGCTCGGGCGTCGACCCGCTACCCAAGGGCCTGCGCAACTGGGCGCCGGCTGGGCACATCATCGCTGCGCCGGCCGGCGTCACCCTGGCTGACGTCGATACCTTCCTCGGCGGCCTGATGCTGCGCCTGGAGGTGGCCAACGTCGACCTGGCCGCCTGTGGCTGGCTGATGCACCCGCGCACCATTCGCTGGCTGCAGAGCCTGCGAGATGGCAACGGCAACAAGGCCTATCCGGAGATCGATGCCGGCCTGCTCAAGGGCTACAAGTGGGCACTCACTACCCAGATCCCGACCAACCTGGGCGCGGGCGGCAACGAGTCCGAAATCTACTTCGTCAACTTCGCCGACTGCTACATCGGCGAGGTCGAGCAGCTGGCCATCGCCATCAGCACCGAGGCCTCCTACAAGGACGGCGAAGGCAACGTGGTCAGCGCCTTCCAGCGCGACCAGACACTGATCCGCGTGATCAGCAAGCACGACTTCGGCCCGCGCCATATCGAGTCGATCGCCATCGGTACCGGCGTCACCTGGGGTGCCGGCATGTAACTGACTGCCCCGCCAGCCGGCGGGGCGTCCCTTGAACCAAGCGAGACTCCAACATGAGCAAGCCGACCATCATCAAGTTCAAGAAACCCTGGCAGGGCTACGGCCCGAACGAAGTGGCCGGGTTCGCCAAGGAAAAGGCCGATCAACTGATCGAAGCGGGCGTGGCTGAAGCCTACGCCAAGGGTAAGGGCGCCACGGCCACGCAGCCTGCCGCACCCAAGGGCGGCGCGGCCGGAGCTACAAACACTGGTGACAACACCGCCGAGAACAAAACCGGCGATAACGACACCGTCGACCAAGACAAGAAGCCCTAAGCCATGGCCAAGCGAATCGCCTACACCGGTCCGCCGGTTCTGACGCTCGAAGAAGTGGCCCGGCAATGCCGGGTCGAAGTCGAAGACCTCCAGCCGGAGCTGATCGAGCTGATCATCATCCCCGGCGTAACGGCCCAATGCGAGGCGCGGACCGGTGCGGCGATTCGTGAAGCCACCTATGAAGAGGAGTGGCCGCCGGCCTACGGCTCCGGCCACGCCCTCGACGTGGGGCAGGTCAAGGAAGTGCAGTCGGTGAGCGTGCGCGAAAGCGACGGCTCATTGACCGCCCTGCAGGTGCCGCATGTGCTACAGCACAGCGCCCGCGAAAGCTTCCTCATCTTTCCTGCCGGGCGTCCTCCGGGGCGCTTGGTGATCCGCTACAGCGCCGGGGTCGATCTGGATGCCTACCCGTGCGTGAAAAGCTGGATGCTGATGCATGCGGCGACGGCCTATGAGAATCGGGAAACGCTCATCGTTGGCACCATCGTCGCTGAGCTTCCCTCGAGCTTCATGGATGCCCTGTTGGCTGAAATAACCCTACCGCCGAGGTTCTGATATGCGAGCCGGAGCTCTCCGACACCGCTGCGCCCTCCAGGCCGAGCAGCCCGTCCCTGATGGCATGGGCGGCTCACGCCCCAGGTGGGTGGAGCTGCGCAAGCTTTGGGCAGAGATCACGACGCCCACCGGGCGTGTGGGGGTTGTAGCGCAGCAGCTCACCGCGACAGTCGACGCGGAGATCCGCTGCCGTCCATCTGTCGAACTGGTAGCGGGCCGGCGGCTGGTTACGAGCCGCGGCACATACCGCATCGAAGCCGTATTGCCCGACAACGTCAACTCAATGGTACGTCTGCTGTGCAGCAGCATCGCCAACCCATGAGGACAATTGCATGAACAGTACGCCAGCCGGCGGCGCGCCTGTCGCCGCCACCCTGGAGAGCACCGACGCCAGCTATGAGCTGGAATGCGCGATTCGCTCGACCATCGAGAACATCAACGCCAGCACGGGCGCGACCCGTGCCCGGCTGCGTTACCACCTGCAGGACCTGCTCGATGCGCAGCTGCAGCTGGTCAAGGCGCCTGCCGGCAACTGCTGCGGAGGTTGCCGGCCATGAAAGTAACCGCTCTAGCCAACATCAGCGGGCATCACGGCGACCAGCCAAAGGGTGCCCGTTTCGAGGTGAGCCCCGTCGAGGCCGAGGCGCTGCGCGCCCGTGGCCTGGTGGCCATCGACGCACAGCCCGAGGCCGCTGCCGCGCCTGTAGTGCCAGCCAAGGCCGCGCCGCGCCCGCGCAAGCCGCGCGGCAAGGGTTGAGCCATGGCCCGCCGTTCGCGGGTTGGTGACTTCAAGCTGCGTCGTCTGCTGCGCAACATCAACCAGACGGTTGACAACGAGGTACGCCCCGCCATGCAGGCCGCTGCCGATATCGTGCTGCAAAAACAGCGCGAGCTGATGCCCAAGGACACCGGCGCCGCCGCGGCGGCGCTGGAGGCCTTCGTGTCCCGCTCGGGGCTTGATGCTCAGATCGGCATCCGCGGTAAGGCCAAGCGGCGGGAGTTCTACTACGTGCGCTTTCTGGAGTACGGCACCAAGGGCTATGTCGGCAACAAGCGGGCCGGCGGGCGCAATCGCCGCGACACCAACAAATCGGACGGCGCCAACTTCTTCGGCAAGTACCCCGATATCCCGGCGCGGCCGGCGCATCCGTGGCTGCGGCCGTCGTATGACCTCAACCGCGACGAGATTGTCGGGCTTATACGTGCCGCGATAGCCAGCACGCTGGCCAAAGCCGCAGGAGGTGGCAACCCATGAGCAGCCCCTTGGAAATCGGCGCGGCACTGCAGCAGGCGCTTTACCAGCGGCTGACTGCCGAGCTGAGCGTGCCGGTGTATGACCATGTGCCCATGGGCACGGCGTACCCCTACGTCACCATTGATCGCAGCCTGTCGAAGAACACCACGCCGCTGCAGGGCCGCGAGCGCTCTGTGCGGCTGGTGTATCTCAGCGTCTGGAGTGACTACAGCGGCCAGGCCGAGGTGCTGCGCATCCTTGGCGAGCTGTACCGCGCCCTGAATGAGCGCCCGCTGCCGCTGACGGTCGGTCGGGCCGTGTCGGTGCGGGTCGAGCAGCAGGACACCAGCCGTGAGCCGGACGGCGTGACCTATCAGGGCGCCACCACCGTGCGCGTGATCACCACCCACTAACACCCCTGCAAACCCCATCTGCCGCGCACCGCGGCTATCACCAATGAGCCTTTGGAGGAACCCCCATGGCCGAAGACAACCTCAACACCGCCGCCGGCTGCCGATTCTCCATCGGCACCAAGAGCGGCGCCGATGACCAAACCGCCTACGAGGCCGACACCTATGTCGAGGTCGGCGAAATCGAAGACCTGGGCGAGTTCGGCGACACGTTCAACAACGTGAGCTTTACCGCGCTAAGCGATGGCCGCGTGCGCAAGTACAAGGGCACCGCCGATGCTGGCGATATCGCCCTGGTGGTCGGCCTGGACAACGGCGACGCCGGCCAGGCAGCCGTCAAGACTGCACACAAGGACCGTTCGAAGGGCGATTACAACATCAAGATCACCCTCAACGACGGTGACCCCACTGCGGTTCCACCGGTCAAGCCGACCACCTTCTACATGCGCGGCAAGGTGATGAAAAACACCGTCGCGGCGGGCTCCGCCGATAACGTGGTCAAGCGCAATATCAGCGTGGCGATCAACTCCGACATCCTCGAAATCCTGCCGGCCTAAGAGCTGCGCCGGGGCGCTTGCCCCGGCGTTGCTCTGCTGCGCCCCCGCCATCATCCGTTTTTACTGAGAGCCCAGAACCATGAGCAAGACCCTGCACGGCACCGTTACCGTCACCCTCGGCGACGAGGAAATCACCCTGAAACCCACCCTGAAAGCGGCGCTCGCCATCGAACGCCAGTTCGGCGGGCTGACCAATGCCTATCGGGCCATTGGGTCGAGCAGCATTGAGCAGATCGCCTTTGTGATCCAGGCCGGCGCAGGCATGGGCACCAAGCGCGAAATCACCGAATCGGTGCAGGAAAAGGTGTTCGCGGCCGGCGTGGTCAATGTCGGCCCGCAGTGCGTGGCCTATATTTCGGCGCTGCTCAACCCTGCCGCCAAGCCTGAGGGCGAAGACGGCGAGGACGCCGAGGGAAACGCCCAGCAGGCGTAAACGCCGTCGAGAACGGCAGTTACGTCGATTCCCTGTACCGCTACGCCACCGGCTGGCTCGGCTGGCCGCCGGATGTGGCGTGGAATACCCCCATCCCTGAAATCCTGCTCGCGCTCGATGCGCGCACCGAATGGGTGGCGTTGACCAACCCGTTCGGCGGCGGCAAGAAGGCGGCGCCAGAGCCAGCGAAGCCCAGCGCCGACACCGTGGCGGCCAAGCTGCGCGCGGCGCTGACAGGGCGCAAGCGCGAGGCGTGACCGTCACGGCCAGGCGGCTGGCGTTTTGCTACGCTGGCAGCCCCTGACATTGGAGGTTGTTATGCCGTTGCTCATCCTGCTGGTTCTGTTCGTGCTGGGCGTGCTGTTCTTTCCGTGGCTGCTGCAGGCGCTTGCCGTGCTGTTCACGGTAGGCGCGACCGGCGTGTTCTATGGCGCTTGCGCGCTGCTGGTGATTGGCGGCGCCGTGTGGCTGATCAGGCACATGCGCGGCACGCCAGAGCAGCGCCTTGAACGGCGCGCGGCGCGCACGGCTGCCGCGGCGGCGCGCCACCAGCGCACCGGGGGCGATTGACCCCAACCGAAACACCAGACCCCGGCACACCGCCGGGGTTTTTTTTGCCCGGAGAAAACGCCATGTCCCAGGACGTGCAAGGGATGTTGATTCAGATCGAGGCCACCACGGCGCAGCTGCGCCGCGAACTGGCATCGGCGGATCAGGTGGTCGCGCGCACCACGCAACAGATCGACCGCAACCTGACCACGGTGGATTCGGCGTTTGACCGCACCGCCCAGGGTGCGCAGCAGGCCGGGCAGCTTATTCGCGGCGCGTTTGCCGCCATCGCCGGCGCTGGCCTGGTGGGCTCGATCATCAAGCAGGCCGACGCGGTGGGGCAGATGGCCGACCGCATGCGTGCGGCCACCGAAGACAGCCGCGAATATGACATGGTGCAGAACCGTCTCATGCAGACGGCGCAAGAGACTTACCGCCCATTGCGCGAAGCGCAAGAGCTGTATATTCGCACCGCGGACGCCATCAAGGGGCTGGGCTACAACACCCGGCAAACCCTGGATATCACCGATTCGTTTTCTTACCTGCTGGTGACCAACGCCGCCAGCGCAGACAAGGCCAGCGGCGCGCTGGATGCCTACAGCAAGTCGCTCAATACCGGCAAGGTCGAGGCGGACGGCTGGGCCACCATCCTTTCGGCCATGCCCACTGTGGTGGATGCCGTGGCGACCGCCACGGGCAAGAGCGCCGCCGAAATTCGCAGGCTTGGCGCCTCGGGCAAACTGGCGCTTGACGACCTGAACGCCGGCCTCATGGAAACCCTGGAGGCCAACCGCAAGGCCGCGGCCGACATGTCGGTTTCCGTCAGCGACGCCCTGGTCAACATCGGCAACGCCGCGCAGGACTACATCGGCCGCCTTAACGAAACCAGCGGCGCCACGGATTCCCTGGCGGCATCGCTCAAGGTGATTGCCGACAACATCGACGTGGTAGGCGCCGTGATCGGCGGCGTGGCCATGGGTGCGCTGGCCGTGTACACCCGCGCCGCGGCGCTGGCGGCCGTGGAAACCGCCAAGGGCATCCGCACTGCCGTGGCGGATCGTGCCGCGCGCATCGCCCAGGCTGATGCGGTGCTGCAGGCTGCCATCGCCGACCAGCGCAAGGCGCAAACCGCCACCATCCTGGCGCAGCGCGAGGTTGAGGCCGCGCGTGGCACAGCCGTTCAAACGCAAATGTCGATCCAGCTTGCGCAGGCTCGCCAGCGCGAGGCGGCGGCCACTGCGGCCGTCACTGCAGCGCAAACCAGCTTGCGGCAGGCATCCACCGGCGTGTTGGCGTTGCTTGGCGGCCCGATGGGCATTGCCATGCTGGCCGGCAGTGCGGCGGCGGCCTTCTTGCTGATGCGTGATAACGCGGACGACGCCGCGTTCAGCCTGGGCGACCTGAAAACGCCGCTGGAGCAGGTGCGCGCGGAGTTCGAAAAGCTGGGCGATGCTGAGCGCAGCCTGCAGCTGACGCGCCTTAGCCAGCAGATCGAGCAGGAGAAAACCAAGGCTGCCGGCTCGCTTGACGAGCTGCGCGAGGCGTTTGCCAACTCGCTGTATGGCGGCTCGGGCAACCGTGCGCCGTCGCCAGAGGCCGAGGCCGCGCTGGGCCGCCTGGGTCAAGCCATGGCGGCCGCCAGCCAGGGGCAGGCGGTCAATTGGCTGGAGGTCGCCGAGTCCATGCGCGGCGTACAGGGTATTTCCGCCACGCTGGTGGAAAAAACCCTGGCTGTCGCCGCTGGGCAGGAAACCAGTGCGCGCACCACTGCGGAGCTGCAGGCGCGCCACGACGCGCTGACCGCCTCGCTGGATGAAGGCACCCGCGCCCAGCGCGAAAACGCGGCCGCCGCGGCGGCAGCTGCCGAGGCGGGGGATAAGTACATTGCCCAGCTACAGCAGCGTCTCAACACCCTGCAGGACAAAACCGCGCTCGATGCGGCCAACCGCTTCATCGCCGAAAACACCGGGCTGACTGACAAGCAGATCATCAAAATCCGCGAACTGGCGGCCGCCCAGGATGCCCAGCGCGCCGCCGATGCCCGCGCGACGGCAGGCCGCAAGGCCTCGAAAAGCAGCATCGACGAGCAGTTGCGGGCCATTGATGCCGTGATCGACCGGGCATTGCCCGAGCGCAAGCGGCTGGAAGACCTGGCCAAGGCGCAGGAAGACCTGCGCAAAGCCCATGCCGCCGGCAAGGTCACTGCGGCCGAGCTTGAGCAGGGCCTGAAAAACCTCAACAAGCAATACGAAGACCCGGCCATTCGCAAAGCCGAGGAGGCGCAGAAAAAGGCTAACGCCGAGCTGAAACGCCAGCGCGATGCGGTCCAGGGAGTGCTCGACCGCCTGGACCCACTGGCCCGTGCCACGCGGGTCTATGGCGACGAGCAGGACATGCTCCGTGAAGCGCTGGAACGCGGCGATATCACCCTGGGGCAGTACGAAACCGCTCTGGCTGCGCTGGGCAAGGAATACCAGCGCAACAGCGGGCAGATGGGCCTATGGGCCGAGCTGACCGAGGGCGCGCTTGATCGCATCGACGGTGCGTTTGCCGACATGTGGGGGTCGGTGCTTTCCGGCTCGAAAAACACCCTCGACCAGCTCAAGGCGGCCATGCTGCAGACGCTGGCGGAAATGGCCCACGCGGCCATTACCAAGCCGATCATCATGCAGATTGGCGCGGCGCTGGGGATTGGCGGTGGCACTGGGCAGGCCGTGAGCATGCTCGGCGGCTCGGCAGGATCGGGCGGAATGGATGTATTCGGCCTGCTCAAGAACGGATACAGCATCGCCAACTCAGGGTTCGGCCAGGCGGTCGCGCAGGGCTGGGGCAATGGCGGCTTCAGTGGCGCCATCTCCAGCGGCTGGAACTATGGAAGCAACGCGCTCGGCGGCTTTTTCGGCGGCGGCGCAGCCAGCTCAGGCGGCAGTGCGATCGCCGATTACACGGGCAGCCAGTTCAGCAACTGGGTCGGCGCGCAGAATGCTGCGGCTACCACCTGGGGCGGCGCCGCCACTGGCCTCGGCTCGATCATGGGTGGACTATCCGGCGCCTACATGGGATACCAGCGCGCAGGCGTCAAAGGCGCGGTGGCTGGCGGCCTTGGCGGCTGGGGTGGCGGTACGCTCGGCACCATGGCGGGCGCGGCGGCCGCCTCAGCGCTGAGCGGCACTGCCATGGGGGCCGCTATCGGCTCCATCCTGCCGGGTATCGGCACGGTGATCGGCGCCGCGCTCGGCGCGGCGTTCGGCTCCAAGCTGTTCGGTGGCGCGTGGGAAACCAAGGATGCCGGCTTGGCATTCAGCGTAACGGATGGCGATTTCCTCGGCCAACAGTACGAATATCAGAAGAAAAAGGGCGGGCTGTTCAGTTCGAACAAAAAGCGCACGCGGTTCAGTGCGCTGGACGATGAAACTGCCGCCAGGTTCCAGTCGGTATATGACGCCACGGAGGATACGGTCGCCGGCCTGTTCGAGTCGCTGAGCTACAGCGTGGAAGAGGCGTCACTCGCCGGCCTGCAACTCGCGCGCACCAAAATCAGCACCAAGGGCAAAACCGAGGAGCAGATTCAAGAGGCAATCGCCGAGTGGTTCGGTAGCGCTGCCAACGCCATGACGGCCGAGCTGAACAAGGTCTTTGCCACCGGCCTAGACCTCGACCTTGAGGGTATGCAGGCCTTCGTCGGCAACCTGCAGGGCGTGAACGAGGTGCTGCGGTATCTCGACGTTGGCATGTACGACGCGAGCGTTTCGGGCGGGAAACTGGCTGAGGCGCTGTCTGCGGCGGCTGGCGGGCTGGATGCGCTGGCGGCCAACTCGGCGACCTACTACGACGCTTTTTTCAGCGCCGAGGAAAAGGCCGCCGACACCATCGACGCCATCAAGCGGGCCTTCGAGTCTGCAGACGTGGAGCTGGCGGCATCCCGCGAGGCTTACCGGGCAATGGTCGAGGATATCGACCTGACGACCGAGGCCGGGCAGAAAATGTTTGCCACGCTGATGGCGCTGAGCGGCCAAGCTGCGCAGTACTACAGCATCGTAGAGCAGCAGGCAGCCGCGGCGGCGGCGCAGGCGTTGGCCAATACCCAGCTGTATTACGACCAGTTCACCACTGGAGCACAAAAGGCAGACGATGTTCTAGCGGCTGTTACCGTGCAGTTCTCGGCCCTCGAGGTCGCGCTGCCGGCGACCCGTGGCGGCTTCATTGCGGCGGTGGATGCGCTGGACCGCTCAACCGAGGCCGGGCAGCGGATGTTCTCGGTGTTGATGGGGGCAGCCGGCGCGGCTGATGCCTACTACGACATTCTGGAGGCTCGCGCGGCCAGCGTGAGCGCAGGCACTGCCAACGCGGCTGTTGCGGCATCCCGCGGCGCCCTGAGCACGCTATCTGCGGCAATCAATGCTGAAAAATCGAGCATTGCGAGCGCCTACCAGTCGCACGCGAACAGTATCCGTTCCGCCATTGGTTCAGCCAACGATTCGCTTTCGCAGATGCGGTCGGTGGCGGGCAGCCTGCGCAGCGCGGTCAACGGTCTGCGGTTGGAGTCCGAGCAGTACGCGGCGCAGTCACGACGTTCCGCGCAGCAGGCCATTGGCCAAGCATTGTCGGCAGGCGGCCGGGTCCAGATGACCGAGCAGTTGGAGCGGGCGCTGGGCACGGTTTCGCAGTCGTCCGAAGCGCTGTTTGGCTCGTTCGAAGACTACGCCCGCGACTACTGGCAGACCTATTTCGCCATTGAGCAACTGGCCGAGCGCGCCGAGGAGCAGCTGTCTGCCGACGAGCGGGCGGTTAAAGCTTTGGAGCGGCAGCTGGACCAGTCGCAGCGCTTCCATGACGCCGAGATAGAACGCCTGGATGGCGTGCTAGAAGGCGCCAACGCGCAGTTGGAGGCCCTGCTGGGCATCGATACCAGCGTGCAATCGGTGGAGGCGGCGCTAGCCGCGTTCACGGCCGCGTTGTCAGCCGCACAGCAGCTGCAGCACGCCAATTCCAGCATCACCAGCGTCACCGGGCTCGGCGGCGTAAAACGGCAGGTTACCAGCGAGGGCTACATCCTCGACGAGCTGGGCAACCAGATGGAGTTGTTTGGCGAAGCGATGCGCGTTGTCGGCGGCAAGGTCGTCGGTGGCGCGGGCGCATCGCTCAACATCGGTGCCGATGGGCAATTGAGTTGGGGGGCTGGCGACTACGCGAAGTGGGCGAAGCAGGCAGGGATTCCCGGCTTTGCCACGGGTGGTTCGCATGTCGGCGGCCTTCGGGTCGTCGGCGAGCATGGCCCGGAACTGGAGCTGACCGGCCCGGCGCGCCTGCTCAACGCCAACCAGACCGCGGCAGCCCTGCGCGGCGATAGCTCTGGAGAACTGGTGGCCGAGGTCCGCGCCTTGCGCCAGACGGTGGCCGCGCAAGGCGCTGAGCTGCGCGATATCGCGCGATCCAGCGACGAAACCCGAAAGGCCCTGCGCCAGCAAAATGAAGTCGGCGTGCCGGCATGGAGTGGATAATGAAGGTTGTTAACCCAGCGCCGATCACGCCGACCACGCTGCTGGCGAGCAGCGTGGCCGTCGATGACGCGCCCGCGTGGGTGGTCGGCAGCTATGCGGCCGGGGTCGAAGTGGTGCGCAATCTGACGCGCTACCAGTCCCTTGTCGACGGCAACACCGTCACCCCAGGCGCCGAGACGGCCACCCCTTACAAGTGGCTGGAATTGGGGCCGGTCAATCGCTGGCGGATGTTCAACAAGCGCAAGGGCACAAGCTGGCAGATCGGCACCTTTACCGAGGCGCCGGAGGTGATCGATATCACCATCAGGCCGGGGCGGGTGGTCAACGCCCTGGGGCTGGTTGGGGTGGCGGCCAGCAGCGTGCGGGTGATCATGCAAGACCCGGTTGAAGGGGTGGTGTATGACCGCACGCTGTCGCTGATCGATGCCAGCTGTGCCAACTGGTACGAATACTTTTTTAAACCCATTGAGCGGCGCGACGGTGCGGCCCTGTTCGACCTGCCGGCCTACGGCACGGCGGACGTGCGGGTCATCATCAGCGCGCCGGGTGGCGTGGCCAGGGTCGGCACGCTGATTCTCGGCCAGGCCATGGAGCTGGGCGAGGGCGCGTACCCGGTGGATTTTGGTGGCGACAGCTACACCGCCACCAAGATGGATGCCTTCGGCAACGCCGAAATCACGCCGCGCCCCTCGCGCGACTCGCTCACGTACACCTTCTACACCGACGAAAGCCAAGCCAGCGGCGTGCGCCGCTTGCTGCGGCAGCTCAAGGACGCCCCGGCGCTATATGTCGGGCGTGAAGACCTCGATATCACCATTATCGCCGGCCGCGCCGAAGAGCCAAGCGGCACGCTCATAGCGCCGGGAACGGTGGAGTTTCGGCTTGAAATAAGGAGTCTCCAATAATGCCAGCCCCAACAGTACGGCAGACCGCGCCATGGCCAATCCGCAGAAATGGCGCTACCGACTATGCAGCGCAAGCCGACGCGGTAGGCGCCACCCTGCCGCAGACCATTGATGACATGAACGCGGTGGTCGCGTGGATGGACGAGACGGCCGCGGTGGTTGATACGCGCGCGGCCGACTCGACCGCCAGCGCCGCCGCTGCAGCAGCTGCCCGCTCTGGCGCCGAGCAGGCCCGCGATGCCGCGCAGAGCGTCGCCAACTTTAAGGGCGCGTGGTCAAGCATGACAGGCCCGCTCAACCCTCCGGCGAGCGTCACGCATAACGGGCAAATCTGGTCGCTGCTGTATGCGCTGGCCAACGTCGCCGCCAGCGAGCCCGGCGTTTCGGCGGACTGGATCGTGCAGGGCGGGCTCGACGCGAGCAAAACGGCTGACTTCACGGCGGCACGCAATGCCCGCTACTGGCTCCGATCATCGCTCACTGTAACGCTGCCCGCCGCTGTCGGCCTGCCAGTCGGCACGTTCGTGGAGATGAGCAAGGCGCAAGCGGGCACGCCCACCATTCAAACCGCTGACGGCACACAAATTCTGGTCAACGGCCAGGCTGACACGTCGGTGACCTACAACCTCAATGCACGGCTGCTGGCCGTGTTCAATGGCACAGCCTGGGAGATTTGAAGCATGCCTATTGATTTGGCAAAAGCGGTAGGAGGTGGTGGGGGCCCAAAGATGTGGGTGTCCGGCCAAAGCTATGCAGTGGGCGAGCAGGCGATCAGCCCAACGGACTTTGGAGTCTACATCCGCAAAGTGGCCGGTGCCGGTACTACGAACCCAGCAAGTGACGCAACTAACTGGCAACCCTTTGGTGGCCGTGCGATCAAGACGATTCAGCGTGGAACTGTCGCGCTTAACGATTCCACCCAAACCATCAATATAACCGCTGTCAATATGGCTAAGACGGAGCTGCGATTACTAAGCTCTGATCAGGTCACGCCCTATGTATCAGCGCAGACTTATTACCGTGCCTCGAAAAATCGCATTTCGCTTACTTCAGCAACGCAAATAACGGCGTCAGGCGGCATAGGTAACGCCAACGGATATAGCGCAGAGGCTGTAACCGTTTCTTGGGAACTGACGGAGTATTACTAATGGCCATCTATGCACAGTTAAACGACCAACGCATTGCGATCGCCATTTCCCAGCTATCCGGCGCCATAGATAGGCCCGACATGATCCCGCTGGATGATCTGGACAGCTCGCTGATTGGCAAGCGATACGATGCAGGGCAGTGGGTCGAGCCGCCGGCCCAGCCCGTGCCCGAGCCTGAGCCGCAACCTGCGTCGCTGCGAGACGTGGACGCCGAGCGCGATAGGCGCATTTCCGCCGGCTTCGAGTTCGCAGGGGTGCGTTACCAGTCGCGCCTGCCGTCGCCGGACCGCGCAGGCGACTGGGAGGTGTTCAGCGGCAAGGCGCTGGAGGCGCTGATAGCCATCATGGGCGGCGCGCAGCCTGGCGACCTGCGCTGGTCAGACCCTGCCGAGGATTTCGCCTGGATCGCCGCCGACAACAGCCGGGTACCCATGGATGCACAGACGGTCATCGAGCTGGCCAAGGCCGCCAGCGCGCACCGATCGCGGCACACCTTCGCTGGCAGCGACGTTAAAGCGCTTGACCCGATCCCGGCGGATTACGCCGCCGACCACAACTGGCCGTGAGCTGTTCTCGCAGAATCACCCTGTGCGGTAGAGGCTGGTTTTGCAGCGCCTGCAGTAGTGGATGTTCCCGGTATCAAAAACGCCCGATTCCGAGATCTGGTTGGAATTGCACTTCCAGCAACAGATGCCTCGGTTTCGGTTGCCCTTGTGGGCTGCCAGGTACTCATCCACGCTCGGCAGTGCCTGCCAGCGCTTTTTTGCTCGGGCGTCAGAGCACATCAGGCTAATTACCTGATACACCGGCAGCACAACGAATACCAAAACCGCCAAGCCGAAGACGAACGCCACTACCGTCATAATCGATTCCTCATAAGCCGTAGCGAGAAACCGCAACTGTGCCATTCAGCTCCTGTACGCGGTGACAAAACGGAGGGTAGGGGGCCAGCGCGCTGTCGAGGTGCCGCAGGCATGCTTCGATGGCGGCAGATCGCCTGCTGTCATCCCCTTCGGCCAGCACGTTTAGCGCTTGGATAAGCTCAGTTGGTGTCGGCTCGCTAAGCAGCATGCCATGCTGAACGGTCAGCATTTGTTGCTTGTACACCAGTCTGACGGGGTCGCGGCCCACCAGCGAGGCGCCGGCAGCCAGTAGTGCATCAATGTGGTTGCGCAGCGCTGTGCATTGGCGCCGATCCTTTCCTTCGTAGCTCATCCTGACTCCATGTCTTGTAAGGCCTTGATATGGTGACACAAATCACAGCCTGATGCTGTCATAGTGCCACTTTGACAGGGTGCCATGTTCCGGCCGCGGCGCTTTGACTGCGCTCAAGGGCGCATTGTTGGAATGGTGACAGACGTCACATTTAATGAAATCATACTGGTATCACCTGCGCTTCCTCCCCCGCCTGCGCAGCTGTGGTTTCGGAGCCCGCCATGCGCGGGCTTTTTTTCGCCTGGAGAAAACTCATGCCTCGAATATCAGCTGCCCAAGCGGGTGGCACGAACGTGCTCGCCTTCCTGGATCTAGTCGCCTGGTCCGAAGGCACCGACAACGGTCGCCAGCCGACGCGGGATCAGGGTTATGACGTGGTGGTCGGCGGTTCGCTATTCGACTCATACGCAGATCATCCGCGGCGCCTGATCGACCTGCCGAAGCTCGGCATCAAATCTACCGCCGCCGGCCGGTATCAGATCCTCTCGCGATTCTACGACCACTACCGCAAGGCGCTCGGTCTGCCTGATTTCAGCCCTGAGCCGCAGGACCGCATCGCCTTGCAGCTGATCAGCGAGTGCCGTGCCCTGGAGGACATCAAGGCTGGGCGCATTGCCGAGGCCATCTACAAGTGCCGCAGCCGGTGGGCGTCTTTGCCCGGCGCCGGGTATGGCCAACACGAACACGCCATCGGCCCACTGCTGGCCGCCTACTCAAAAGCCGGGGGAGTCCTCGCATGATCCGAATCATTGTTGCCGCCTGCCTGCTGCTCACCCTCCAAGGCTGCGCCGCCACGCTCGCCTCGTACTACTGCGGCAAGCCATCCGTAGACCGTGCGGCCTATCGCGCTGTGATGGATACCCGCACAGCTCCGCATCGCGTGAGGGTCGAATGCTATGAGTGAGGCAGCATGGTTCTCCGGCGCGCTTGATCTGCGCGCCTACAAGCCCGGCGAGTGGGTGCTACTGGAGCCGTTCCGGTATCACGCGCGGGACGGCCGGGAGTTCACCGTGCCGCGCTGGTTCATCACCGATCTGGCCTCGATACCTTGGCTGGTTGACCCGCTATTCGATGGCCTAGATCACCGCGCCGCTGGCGTCGTGCACGACTGGCTTTACTGCAGCCAGCAGGTCAGTCGCGCCGAAGCCGACGAACTGTTCCGCGAGATGCTGGAAACCCTCGGCGTCGGAGTCATCAAGCGCAATCTGATGTACTCCGGCTTGAGGGTTGGCGGCTGGTATCGCTACAACCAGTGCAAGGGCGGGCCGAAGGATGATGACTTCGCCTGGGAGTTCATGACCTCGGCAGAGCGTGAGGCGTATCGGGTCAGGTTCATAGCCTAGGGTTTAGGGTTGTCCGAGCTGGCGGGTGAGGAACTGATTGTCAGCTGTCCGCTGACCCATCCTCGGCCAGGCACCACCAGGACTGCGCGTAGGCAACCCCGTCTAGGATCTCGTAGCCAGTCAGCACGAACCCGTTGGTGCTCATGCCATGAAGCGCTACGTCCAGCAGCTGGGGTATCACGCTTGATTCCAGTGGGTTGCTCTGCACAAGCCGAGCGATCTGTGACTGGCGCCCGAGATCCTCGCTTCGGCTCGTCTCGATGCGCACATCCCCATAAATTGGCGGGGTGCTTCGGCGCTTGCGCGGTTCTATCGGGCGGCCATGATCGCGCATCAGCCGGACATATACATACATGGCTATAGCACCGGGTCGCTGATTCGCTCGATGAGGTGTGCTCCCTCGTTTCGCACATTGCCTACGGCCGGCGGCACCGGGTACCAGGTGAACTCGTCGACGCCAAGGCCGTGCTCCAGCGCGAGCTCCTCGGCCTCCTCGGGGGATAGCTCCGGGTCCAGCCAATGCGAGGCGCATTCCGGAGACAGCACAAGCGGGCGGCGGTCGTGGATGTCGAGCATGCCCGCGCCGCTGCTTGCTGTGATGATCACGAACCCGTCGTCATCCCGTGGCTCGGCCAAGCCGCCGCGCTGGAATTGCCCGATCGCAGCAAAGAAGCACGGCTCGCCAGAGGCCAGCTTGATCAGATAGGGCTGCTTGAGCTTCGGCTTGGCCTCGTCCTTTTTCCATTCGAACCAGCCGTCTGCTGGCACGATAGCCCGGCCGGTTTTCCATATGTCGCGGAAGAACTTGCTCGTCGCGGCTGTCTCGACCCTGGCATTGATCGCCGGCGGCCGTTTCCCCTGCGCCCAGAACGGGGCGTATCCCCAGCGCACCCCGTCCATGCGCATCCCATCCTGGTCCCGGTGCAGCAACTGCACCCGCGATTGTGGCGGCACGTTGTACCGCCCGATCGGAGTCGGATCTACTCCATCGATCGTCATCTGCCCGAGCGCCTCAAGATAATCAGCCGGGTATCGGTACTGCGCTATTCGTCCACACATGGTTGTTCCGTGGCCTCAATCTGCATGTTCTGCATAGACCGTAGACGCTGGAAATGGTTGGAAAGCGGGCTGCTGGTGACAGTCTGCAGCGGCTCGACGAGTCGGTAACTGTCGCCGTTACTGTCACCAAATAAAAAGGGGCCTCGATAGAGGCCCCGTAGAATCTGGAGCGGGCGAAGGGAATCGAACCCTCGTCATGAGCTTGGGAATCTA